AATACCAGTCTCAATGTTGACGGAAAACCCATTGCTGGTTATATAGAAAATGCAAATGAGTTATACAACACCACAGAACTAGATGCACTGGTAGTAGGCAATGGGATCAAAATCAAGTAAACATGCTTGAATAAATATTATCATATGCATCAAGTTCGAAAGGATTACCAATATGGGACGACCACTTAATAAACAATACTTCGGGCCAATAGCCCCGGGCGGAACTCAAATAGCAGTAGAAGCCTGGGTAGGGGGCGATACTCAATCACGAGTTGGTTATATCATCAAACAAAATGGTAGTGAACGTTATCATGTCATGACAAATTTTGGTGAAGGCGATTGTTATTTGGTTGATACCATAACTGGACCAGAACAGATGACTATACAAGTGCTTTTAAATGGTGCTTCTCCGGACATACAACATGCTAAAAAACTGACCGATAAAGAAGTTTATGTATGGGATTTGAATTACAGCAATTATTACCCAAATTGGGAAGCTGTCAATGGACAAGTGGTATACGGTACCAGAACAGAGAGTACATCATGGGTAGCAGGCTACGGCGACATTGTAAATGATGCATATGTAGATTTTGCTCAGGGTGTGACTTCTGATAGCGGCGGGAATTTAATCGCAACAGGTGGTATTGATGCTACTAACTGGGAACAAGCATATGTAATCAAAATGTCGCCGACTGGGGAAACACTGTGGCAAAAAGGATTTACCTGGGCCGACGGATATGGTACTCCAGCTGGCGAACTGGTTATGTGTGACAGTTCTAATAACATATATGCAGCTATGAGTAAACATGACGGTCTTAATACAACAACTGTGGTTAAATTAGATCCCAACGGTAATATAGTATGGCAAAGAGATCTAACAGGGTTTGGTCAATGTCAAGATATTGCTGTGGATTCTACTGGTAATGTAGCTATTATATCAGGAGCTAACGGCGGTGGTAGTATCGTAGCAAAATATACCAGCAACGGTACATTAAGTTGGCAAACAACTATCGAAGGTAATGGCGGTAATGTTTCCACAGGATATGGCGGTGTAGCTTTTACAACCAATAACCATCTTGCTGTTACAGTTGCGTATGAAGATTTATATTACCCCACATACGGAATTAACATTACCAGTTTTGATGCAAACGGATCCCCAACTTGGAGTAACTCCTATAACTATCAATCCAGTAACTGGTACCCTCAGTCGGTATCAATAGATTCTGATTCGACTGGTAATTTATACCTACACACTGGCGAGGTTGATTATAACACGCTTGTAGCCGCTGGTGATTTTTTAAAGTTTACACCCGACGGTACACTACAGTGGAATCGCAGTCTTAGAGGTCAATCTGGTGATTATTATTATCCTTATGCAGTTAAGACCGCAGCAGATGGTACACAGTATGTGTGCGGCGTGGGATATGACAGTAATGTTTTAGTAGGAGGAATAACTTTAACATCACGTGATCCAAATGGTAATTTAAATTGGCAGCGTATATTATCAAGCACAGTTGATATAAACATTAATTACGATCAAACTTACGGTGGCAGAGATGTTACTGTACACGGTAATAGGGTATCATTTGTAGGACACGGTCAAACTCAAACAACTCAAATCAATGACCATGCACTAATAGGTACACTGCCAACTGATGGATCAAACACTGGTGTTTATGGCGTATTTGACTATGTTGCTAGCACATTTATAAATGATGCTGGTACATGTGTTGCTAGTCCCACAGCAATGACGTTTGCTAACCTAGGATTAACTGATTCAGCTGGCGTTATGGTTATGCAGGACCTAGAATACGAGTTTGATTTTACTAACTTTGGATAAAATCAACAATTAAGAATATAAGTAAACTGCACCAAGTGCAGTTTACTCGGAGAAAATCTCATGGTAAAACACATTTTCATAGTAGCATTACTGCTAACACTTGACACATCTGTTGTTCATGCTGATCAAACAGTATATCCAATTGAAACATGCATAGAAAAATTACCGTACGGATTACCCACTGCTCATACCAAAGACGACATAACAGAAGTATGCAGAAAAGCCTATATCACTGCTCATGATAATGCAGCTAAAATACCACTATGGGTAGCTTATACACTAACACCTGATCATGCTGTGGGATGTGATCCCAGAAACGGTAACTTCAGTGCTGACCAAAGTCTAGATCCCAATCACAGAGCAAAAGCATCTGATTATGCACATACTGGGTATGATATAGGGCATATGGCCAACGCAGCAGACATGAGCTGGGATCCCGTAGTACAAAATGAAAGCTTTATATTAAGTAATACAAGTCCGCAAATGCCAAACTTGAACAGAGGTGTTTGGAAATTATTAGAGACAAAAATACGAGCATGGGCAAATAGTGGTAGAACGCTGAGCATTTATATTGGTGGCATTTGGAATTCAAATAGTATAACCATTGGTGACCATGTGATTGTACCAGATTATTTTTATAAAATTGTGGTAGATAACACGTCAAAAGAAACATTGGCTTTTATATTTCCCAATGAACCCGGTATAGAGACAGATGTTGATACGTTTGCTGTGTCAGTTGCAGAAGTAGAACAAAAAAGTGGTGTTACTTTTAATACACCCGGGGATAAAACTGTGGTTAACAGTCTGTGGCCAGCGGATCTGAAGAAACTGTTGACTGATAAACGGAATGAATGCACTCTTCAAAAATAATTTGACAATCTGGAAATAGTGCTTCGTCATCTGATAATGTGAAATTTTTATGATTATTCCCACAAAATGAACAGTGTTCATAACTGTCTATATTGGGCTTCATTCCAGGTTCATATAGTCTCATTTTGAAAGCATATTTCACCAATTCTTTGGCTTTGGCTCTCGATATACCATAATGCGGAGTACCGCACTCATTACATGTTAGGATTATATCCATAATACTATTATAGTTAATTTGGTTTTAATTTGTCAAGTACTATATCTAATACCATGCTAATTTAAATGCAGACACAGCTTCTAAAGTTGACAAGTTTACCCAGAATCCATTTAATTCAAAATCGCGCCTGCTGATCATAATAACTGGTAATTCTCCAACATAATCAACAAACCAAGATTCTAATTCTGGTACAAAATTAAATTTAACATCTAGTCTAACTGCATAATCATTTTCTTCATCAATTGCACTATCAACACGCGAATTGATTAAATTGCTGGGAATAGTTATTTTATAACTCATTTGAATATCCAAAAATACAGGGTAGATTATTCATCTACCCTGTAATTGTTTTATCTAATGTATTATATGTCAACTAGTGAACCGACCATATACACCATAAATCACTGGTGAGCTGCGGGTCTAATATATAATCAAATGGGAAGTAGCAATAGCCCTGATCACCCCAATACGGTCCCCAACTGTTACGAACAATAAACTGTTGATTGTCAACGTCGGCACCAACTATTAATATAGCATGACCACCAATTGGTTCACTATTCATGTCAGGCATTGGAACTATACCAGTTTGTGCTACTTCCTGACCTTCAAACTCAGGAAATAACATGGTACCAAACACAATAGGAACACGATGTGTTAATACACTCAACATGTGATCAAGTTTCTGCGGTACCAATGCATAACTCATTACTAGATCTTTTTGAGCGGCTGCATAAACAGCATCACCGGGTTTTACGGTTATTTGTTCAGGGACAAATGGCCAAAGATTCTCATCTGGTGCACCCAATGTTGCAACACTTTTGATACCATCACGAATCTGTGCCCCTGCATCCTGGTCAACAGTACCCTCCATGGTTCTTTCATTATAATAGATAAACAAACGACTTGGTACAAAATCTGGTAGTGATTGACACTTTCTGTCATACTCTATTGCAGCACCAATGGCATTAGCTGTACAAGAACTGGTCTGGCCCTGATCATACACAGGTGGCATCAATGGTCGTAGATCGCTTCCGACCATGTTGCGATTTGGTGGTAATTTTAATACATGATCTCTTGGGTCCGGAGCGTCTTTGATCCAGCCATATTTTCTAATAATGGGCGTAGTTGATGTATCCATGGTGATTCCTTTCATCATTGGAAAGCCTCACTCATATTTACATCAATTGGTCGTTTAAACTAATATAGCAGCAGTTTTATCCTGGCTATGCTCATAATAATACATGTCCAACCACTGTACACAATATGCTTCAGTATAAGCATGATTGTCTTCAAACAAATGTTGGTTTATAGCTGTAAATTCTCTCCATAAATGCGGATTAACTTGACAACAGGGTTCTTCCCTGGGTTCTAATACATAATAGGTTATAGGTAACTTATTTGAAGTCACGGATGTTCCTCCCAGGTTTCATCTTGATAATTCCAATGCCTACGATCATACCAATTCAGCAACACAGTATAACCCCAAAAATCAAAATTGAAATAACAACCTGCGTGATTGATTCCTCTGAACCTTATGTCTAGTTCAAATCCAATCAGATTAATAAACCTACTCCATCTAGATACTTGAAATTCAACACGTTTATTTTTGGTTATTCGCCAAATTTTTTCTACATAGGTTGTTGTATTGTTGCTAACATTATAGGGAAATGGATTGTGTAACATGAATGCTAAATGGATCATCTGCTGCCTCTCGTATATAGATATATTATTAGCAGTTGCACAAAAAGTCAACAACTCTTGTCTATTGACAAACATTTGTTATGAATTATAATTATATTATGGTCGGATAACTCAATTGGTAGAGTGCTACTTTTACACAGTAGATGTTGTCAGTTCGAGCCTGGCTCTGACCACCAATTAACGCTTCGTTGGTCCAGATAGATGGGCGGCAGGATTCTAAACCTAGCACAGGTGGGGGCAGTACCCACACGAGGCTTCACTTTCCTGTAAATCACACATAAATAAGGAATAACCTATTCATCGGGGACCCGGAATTATGAAATGGCGTGAAACTACACTGGAAGATTTATTAGAATACATATTAGATGAGGATCTTGAAGGTCAAAAAGCCATGAGGGGCGAGTGGATCAAAAATAAATTTGGTCCGCAGTGGCACGGGTTACATGGATATGACAAAATTGATGCTTTTATAGAAAAATTAGGAGAAATTGATCCGAGTCCAAAAGGAATTTATATGACCTGGTTAGCACGACTAGCTATTACCAAACCACAGGAAAATCGTGCAGAAGATTTAGATCGAGTAGGTCAGGACTTGCAGGCGTTTGAAGCCAATAAAGCAAAGATTCAAAACAAAGATATCAACCAATATAAATCATTCCAGGATTTATTTGATGTTATTGCACCATTCCTAAAACCAAAAAAGCTCACAGCAGATGATAAGAAGAAGCAACGAGAAGCTGAAAAGTTAGCCAAAGTTAAGGATCAAATTGTAACAGTATATGCAGGTCCAGAAGGATGGATACGTATTCCAACTACCAAAGAAGCTGCGATATTCTTGGGTCAGAACACTCGTTGGTGTACAGCAGCTATTAGGAGCAACATGTTTGAGTTCTATAATAAAAGTGACGTTATGTTTGTTGTATATGACAAAGCAACTAAATCACGCAGTCAGTTGCATATTGACAGCGGACAGTTTGCAGGCGAGGATGATCGTAACAAGGGTGTTAATGCAGTTCCAGAATGGGCGAGAGATCCTATTATCAATTGGTATAAAACAAACAACCCACAGTTAACTTTTAAACAGATCACAGGATTAAGCACAATAAGCGATGAGAATCTAGCAAAAGGAACTGCTCATGAGGCCTTACTAGATCTAATGAAGAAATATCAGGTATAATTATGAAATTAGATGACATATTCGACGATAACTTAGATAATATATCAAATCTCTTGCTCAATAAAGCCAAAACTTTAAAAGAAGATGAAGATTTTGATGATGAACTAGAAGATGAGTTTGATGATGATGAGCTTGACGATGATTTTGGTTTTCAAGAATACACATATTCCATGGAAGATTTAATAAATGCAGTTCAAGACGGTAATTATATTGACGCTTCAGATGCATTTGAAATTGTTCAAAATGAACATACTATAGATGAAATAATAACTGATTTATCGCATAATACAACACCAAAACAAGTACAGCCTCTACTGAAAAAATATAAAAAAGATATCATAGTAAACATGTTAGGCGACATGAAACATCAGACCAATCTTGACAGTGTTACTGCAACATTAGAAGGATTAGACCGAAGTCAAGTAACATGGCCAGAGCTAGCTGTTATTAGAAAAAGCCTAATGGCAATACAAGCAGCTCAAAAAGATTCTCGAAAAAGAAGAGGCATAAAAGAAGACCTCCGCAGTCTTGAAGTATTCATAAAAGCAGATGTTAAACGCAGCTTGGAAACAAATCAGATAGGCTCAGCATTACAGGTTATTAGGGTAGATTTGAAGGTCAATCCTGGTAATTTAGCATGGTTTCAAGACAACATAGTACCATTACTACTTGAACATAAAAAGAAAATTCTAAAGTGGTTTATTCATGGACTAACCTGGGTAACCATACCAAGAGTCGTATCTGCATATAAATTACTCGAAAAGTTAGGTATTGCGTGGCCTGAGTTAATGACTCTTGTTGAGGATCACAAGGATCATATTATCAAAAAATTACTAGAAGTTATTAAACGTCATCAGACTGTTAACCCGGTTATAAAAGACCTTGAATACCTGCACGAGTTAGGTATTACCTGGCCTGAACTTGATATCATAGCCAAGAGTCATTCAGCTGAAAAGACAGTGGATGAAGGACTCAAACTAGACGACGAGTTTTATGACATACGTGACATAACTGATGCTATCAAAGGCGAACGATGGAACACAGTTGCAACAATATTACCAAAAGCTCTGCATTCAGGAAGATACGGAACATTTGGTGATATATTAGACTCAGTGGCTTATAATCTCGAAGCAGCGGATTTTAGAAAATTCTTGAATCAATTTAAATCATCTATAGTAAAATACACATTGACCAAAATCAAAAACGGTCAAAAAACCGAAATGAATACCTTGATAAAAGTATTTGATCGGGCCGATGTAGATTGGCCAGAGTTGGACATTATCAAACGTAGTCTACGTGCTGACAATTGGTTAAATGTGGATCCCGCCACGTGGGTTACAGAGGATGTAAGAGAATTAGACTCCGAAACAGTACGACACATGACATATATTATCAAGCGAGACCTTAAAGGTACAACATCTGATTCATTGAATTATGTCATGCGTAAAATGGTCGAATGGGATGTAACTCTTAATCAGTTACCAGAAATTAAAAAAATATTTGAGGATAATAAAGAAGACATTATTAGAAGCATTCTTAAATTTATTAATCGGGTACAAGACCTGTTACCTCATACCGCTGAAACAATAAATTTGCTGCATACTATCGGCATAGACTGGCCGGAACTTGATATAATTAGAAAAAGCATATTATCAGACAGAGCTAAAAGCGATGCACATTGGGTAGAAGAGAGCAGTAGTAAAAGTCTATGGGAAATCTATACAATATATACTATATCTGCTGTCAATCAACATAACGAAGCAGGTGCATTGGAATATTGGAGAGAATACCTGGATGGCGGGCGATCTATTAGTGATTTGATATTAGAAATTACCAAAAAGGCTCAAACAAATGCCAGTTGGTTTTTTGATCTTGTCAAGGACGATATTGTCCGCAGCATACTTAGAAATATAAAATCTCAACATTCATGGGACCAAGATGAAGCAAAAGTAATTGTACGTGCATTAAAGAAAGTAGATGTCAAGTGGCCTGAGTTGGATGCAATTTATCGCAGTTTGCGAGCTGACAAGAAACTACGAGAAAATGAAGATCTTGAAGATGCACTGTTCAATGAGTGGCATAATTTCTTAGATGAAATGGATGAAGGTCATACCAGTTTAGCCATGGGTGATCTAAACAAATACCTAAGTTACGGTGGCAGCGTAGAAAAGGCCAATCAAGCATTAGAAAAACGCAAAGCAACTGTGATCAACTCTCTTGAAATTGCCGCAGGACACGCCAACATATCAATATTTAATAACATAGTTAAAACCGTTAAAAAAGTTGGCATTACATGGCCTGAACTTGACATAAACAACTATAAGGATCCAACAGTAAAACATCTATTAGAAATGTTTAAAGGTGGGTCAATGATGATGCTCAGAACGACTCTAAGAGATCTTAAAAATAACGGTGTAGATTGGCCAGAACTAGATATCATTTCAAAAAGTCTAGAACATGAAATACAAAAACGTCTTGCGGAAACTGAAGAATCAGATTGGTTTACAAAACGCATGTTAGATGATGCAATGATGTATCTCGGCAACGGAGAAATGGGACCAGCAATTCATTGGTTATTACTGTACATCAGAAATAATGGTGACATGCGTCTTGCAAGAGATGGGTTAGAAAAGAATCGCAATAAGATTATAGCCTATATGGAAAAACGTTTACAAGCGGTTGAATTTATACTTGCATTAGATGTTGGTAAGATAATAACTGCTGCCGGTTTAAAGTGGCCAGAAGTTGCAAATATGTTTGAAGCTAATAAAGACACAATTGTAAAGGGTTTATTAAGTTATTATAAACGTACCAATCCAGCCAGTACTAAAACAAAAGTAATGGCCCTTAAACGATCAGGAGTCGATTGGCCAGAATTGGATATTATATTACGCAGTGCTGATGCTGATTTAGCAAATAAATAAATTAGAAATATAGGGTTACATAATGAAACTTACTGATATTAAAACTGAGTCTGCAAAAGAAATCATTGAAGAAACTGTGTTGCAGGAAAATCTAGGTAATCTAGCTAAGTTAAATATTGGTCCTCTTATCAATGTATTAAAGCAGCCTAGCAACGGTCGAAGTGGTAGTGCTGGTCCAGTAGACAAAAAGTTTCAAACTTATAATATCGGAAGCACAAGTGAAATTGTAGATGTTGGTCAATTAAAAGATGGATTAAAGAGTCTACGCAAAGCCTACAAAGATCAAGAAAGTGCCCGAGCGTTTGCTGTTTATATTGGCGGAATGCCAGTGATGTTTGGTGTATTTGAAGGACATACACTTGCAGGTACAAGTCGTACAGGTAAACTAGCATACGATTTAAGTGCATTTAAAGATACTATTGCACAATTAGATGCTGCTAAACAGGCTACCAAACCATCATGGGCTAGACCAGACCCCACAAGATTATCCACATATAGAGAAAAAGAACCAAGTCAATGGGATGTTCGAGATGCAGAAAGTCAGGGTAAAGCTGCTCCTAAACCAACTCGTTATCAGGGCCGTATGTTAAGTACCAGCGAACTTGCACAGGTTATGACAACTGTTATGGAAATCAGCAAAGCCGTTAAAGAACCTGTTACTGCTAAACTGGTATTAAGTGATGCGGCCGCTGAAAGCAAAAGATTAAAACGATATAACAGTAAACAAATCGAAACAGGTGTAGCTGATCTTAGAACTCGCTTGGCTAGATTCAAAAACATGAAAAAGCCCACTGTTGATACAATCGAAGATTTTGTTGCTATGAGTTTGAAAGAGCCGGGTAAGACTGTGAGATTTGCAGGAGTTACATATAATCTCACTGCCTCATCATATGATAAATTAGATCCCATTGCATTATTACATGGTAAAACTTTTGAAACAAGATATCGCAGTACTGATCCAGGCGTATACGACAGTTTGGATTTAACCTATGCATTTGATCCAGGTACCAATCAATTGAAGCCTATTGCAGCAGTTTGGTTTGATCGTTCTAATCCAGCAGACCGTTTCAAAAGACAGGAAGCAGTATTAGATCCAATCGGCTATGCCAAAATGAAGTTGACTTTGAAGTCGTTAGATGATAAAGATATAGTAGTAAAGAAAATCTTAGAGATGTTCAAATCTAATAGATACAATGAGATTTTGAAAATTATCAATTCATTAAGAAGTGCAGGAATAGATTGGCCGGAATTAAATGCAATTGAAAAAAGCGCAACTATTGAGAATGAAAATGAGAAAAAGTCAAGAGGAAACTAATTTAACTTACTTGACTACGCATAATAAACTTTTTCCTAAGACCTATCACACACGTTATTACTAGCTACCAATACTCGTCGGGTATTAAGGAGATCGATATGAAAATGAATTGGAAAAAAATTATACCATGGTTTTTGCTAGTGGGTTTAACACTAGCACTACTAAGCATTTATCAAGTACAAGACCGTAAGCCAGACATTAGAGAAATATCATTTAGTGATTTTCTTAATCAATTAACAGCTGGTAACATACATGATGTTACTATTTCTGGTAATGAAATGGAAGGACATTTCAAAGACAACAACAGAGTTTTTGAAACTTATACACCAGATGATCCAAATCTAGTACCAAAACTAGAAGAAAAAAGTGTTCAAATAAATGTCAAGCCCAGAGGCGAAACAAGTTTTTGGATGAATGTATTAGTTAATGTATTACCTATACTGTTATTTTTTGCTGTTTGGTTTTGGGTTTCTCGCAGCATGGGCCGAGGTGGCGCCGGCGGTGCAATGGGATTTGGCAAATCAAAAGCCAAGTTACTAAACGAATCGAAAACCAAGATAACATTTGAAGATGTTGCAGGTGTTGACGAAGCCAAAGAAGATCTACAAGAAGTTGTTGACTTCCTAAAGGATCCTCACAAGTTCGAACGTTTAGGTGGTAAAATTCCCAGAGGTGTTCTATTAGTTGGGCCACCAGGTACAGGTAAAGCTCAACCACTTGATGCTAAAATTAAAGTACCAGGCGGCTGGGTAAAAATGGGCGATATCAAACTCGGTGATATGGTATCAACCCCAGACAACAAAACTGCAAAAGTAATAGGATTATTTCCACAAGGCGATAAAGAAATCTTCAAAATTGAATTTGATGACGGTTCCTACACAGAATGTTGTAAAGAACATTTGTGGGAAATTTATTGCAAGGATTGGAAACATTTACCTAATCGTTCCAAAGTTATGTCGCTGTCTGAGATAATTGAATGGAAAAATAATACAAATTATAAACCAAAAATTAAACTAGTTAAGCCATTAGACAATCCAAAAATTGATCTACCTATAGACCCGTATCTTTTAGGATTATATCTCGGTGACGGTACGTCTACAACCAGATCCATTGGATTTTCAACCAAGGACGAGTTTATTTTAAATGAAATACAATCGGTGTTAAAAGAAGGCTATGAGTTAAATCATGTTAAATTTTATGATCATAGAATTGAAATTAATCCCGATTTACGTAAAACCATGCGAATAGGGTATGGAGAGCATGGTAATTATCTAAATTATTATACAAATGTGATTTATGATTTAGGTTTATTAGGTAAAAAGTCAGATGAAAAATTTATTCCTGAACTATATTTTAATGCTGCTATAGAGGATAGACTAGCGTTAGTACAGGGATTAATGGATTCAGATGGCACTGCTGAAAGAACAGGTTCGGCATTCTTTAGTACTACAAGTTACGAACTTGCAGATGGTTTAAGAAATTTGATTTGGAGTTTAGGAGGAAAATGCAAAATACACGGTCCGACCAAGAAAACTTATACATACCGAGGAGTACAAAAACAAGGTAAAGATGTGTATAATTTGTGGGTAAGATTAGGAGATAATTCAGACTTATTTAGATTACCCAGAAAAAAACGGTTAGCTTCAAAATTATCAAGTCATCAGTACTTTTTTGGGCGAGAAATAGTTAACATACAAAGTGTTGGATTCAAACCAGCACAATGTATACTAATAGACCATCCAGATCATTTATATGTTACAGATGATTATGTGGTAACTCACAATACACTACTTGCTCGTGCAATTGCTGGAGAAGCGGGCGTACCATTCTTTAGCATATCAGGTTCAGACTTTGTGGAAATGTTTGTGGGTGTCGGTGCAAGTCGCGTACGTGACATGTTCGAACAGGCCAAAAAGAATGCACCCTGCATTATATTCTGTGACGAAATTGACGCTGTTGGTAGAAATCGCGGAGTAGGACTAGGCGGCGGTAATGACGAGCGTGAGCAAACTCTAAACCAACTGCTGGTTGAAATGGATGGGTTTGAACCCAACGAGGGCATTATCCTTATTGCTGCTACTAACCGTGCAGACGTATTGGATCCTGCACTATTACGTCCGGGTCGCTTTGATCGTCAGATTCAAGTTCCAAACCCAGACTTTATAGGACGTGAAAAGATCCTTAAGGTACACTCTCGTAAAGTACCACTTGCTCCAGATGTAGACTTGAAAGTGGTTGCCAGGGGTACTCCCGGCTTCTCAGGTGCAGATCTCATGAACCTGGTTAATGAAGCAGCTCTACTAGCAGCACGTCGCAGCAAGCGTATTGTTACCAAGCAGGAGTTTGAAGATGCTCGTGATAAGATTCTCATGGGTGCTGAACGTCGTACACTTAGCATGACAGAAGAAGAAAAGAGTCTTACCGCTTATCACGAAGGTGGTCATGCTCTTGTGAGCCTTAATACACCTGCTTCTACTCCCATCCACAAGGCTACTATTATTCCTCGTGGGCGAGCACTAGGCATGGTTCAATCATTACCAGAGCGTGATGAAATCAGCCAGACCTATGAGCAGATGACATCAATGTTGGCAATGGCCATGGGTGGTCGTGTTGCTGAAGAATTGGTATTCGGTGAAAGCAAAGTCACAAGTGGTGCTGCCAGTGATATTCAGCAATGCACAAAGATTGCTCGAGCAATGGTTACACAACTTGGATTTAGCAGCAAGTTGGGCACAGTTGCTTATGCAGATTTAAGCAATGACCCATATGCATTTGCCAAGCCAAAGACCATAAGTGAAGAAACTCAGCAGATAATTGACTCAGAAGTCAAGAGATTGGTTCAAGAAGGTTATGATACTGCAAAACGTATCTTAACTGAAAAGCGTCATGATCTTGAGACACTGGCCAAAGCATTGTTGGAGTTTGAAACACTAACAGGGGAAGAAATTAAAAATCTTCTAAAAGGCAAACGTCCGGTGCGTGACGGTGTAGTTGATGACAAACCCAAGCACAACCTAACCGACGATGATCGTAAAGAACTAGTCGCAGACGGTGAAGTGAGTTACAACGGGGCTTAATGCCCCGGTGGATTATAAGTTTCCTCATATTCTTGACGGGCGATACGGTAATAACCCCGATCGTCCGGTTCTTTTACCAAGTAGTCACCTGGCTTAAGAATCATATCTTCTCCCCAACTGGCTTTGAACTTAACAGTATCCGGACCGTGATATACTGCTACCATACGCGGTGATTGCTCTGGTGTTACTGTTTGACCTAACTCGCCGTCATAAAGTTTTTGAAACTTTTCAAACTTTAATACATAATTTTCCTTGGTAGGGCCGCTCATAATAATATCGCCAGGATTGGCTGTGTTTTCTGTTTCCTTGCCATCGCTTGTTACAGTGACCACACGCTGGGTTTCCTTGGCCTGTGTATAGGTCATCGGTGGCATTTGGCCCGGCTTACCTGCTTCTATAAACTTATATTTCTTTGGTTGTTTATGTGTTGGTTTAAAATCCAATGTTGATGCTATTGAGTTAATATCGGTGGATTCTGATTCTGCAAGTATATCAATATACTTTCTAAGTAAGTCAGTTGATCTCATCACGCATCTCCGAAATAATAGTGTGATATTTATAGCATATACTGGTTGACTTTGCTGTAGTTTGGTTTTATAAATGTGATATGAGCTTATAGATTACACGCTAACAAATCACACATTGTTATACAACCCAGGAAACTGAGCGTATTCTCAGTCCTGGGTTTTCTTTTGGCTACACAATCACACAAAGGAGAATCGTCATGTTAGAAATTGCTGCAAATGAATGTGTATTTCATTTTAATAAAAAGTTTTTAGAAGATCCTACAACACCTATGTGGGTTATCAAGACTCGAGGTAAGACCTATTACGTTAACCATGTTAGTGCTAATATACCGTGGTCTACTAAAGAAACTATAGATTCTTCACATACTAAAGGATCTATCAAATTCAAAAAAGTGTTGATCCAGATAGATAATGACAATAATGCAGAACTTTTACCATTAACTATCAAAGACATAGCTCGCCTTAAAACACAAAAGTATACACGTATACTGATCAATGCTATTAGGACTGTTCCAGACTATCTCAAAAGTGCGGGTATTGCACATACCAAGTTCAAAGAAATATATGGTTCTTGTGGATCGGGTCCTTGGTATGTTTGTGATATTAAGAATCCCAACGACTTAGTCATGCTTAAACTGGCAATGCCCCCTAATAGTTTTAGAGAGTTACAAGAGAACGAAGTGTATTACAAGCGATATGATCTACTTGATGATGCAGAACCAGATGAGGATATTGAAGATCATTTTGAAGACATATATGATGATTAATTAAACCAAGCTGTTGATAAATTGATCTGTTGCTGCTTCCCAGCTGAACTGTTGGGCACGAGCAACAGCATCTTCTCTTGTCAAGTGGATAGCATCTTCGATTGCTAGTTCCAAGTGTTTTTTAACAAGGAACCCAGAAACACCATCTTCGATTATGTAACGATTAACATCATTATCAAAACCAGCAACAGGTAATCCACAAGCCATGGCTTCTAGTACAACCAATCCAAAAGTATCTGTTAATGATGGCCAAGCAAACACGTCATGCTTGGGTAATTCAGCTGCTATTTGATATTTGTCCATTTTACCCAGAAATACAGCATCAGGGTATCGACTTTTATAGTCGAGTAACTGTGGACCATCACCTATCAGTGTTTTCTTAATCATGGGATTGGCGATACTGAGATATGCTTCCAGATTCTTTTCAGCTGATATACGTCCAACATACACTGATGATATAGTGTCACGAGTTGGTTTTTTGATATCGAGGGGTTTGAATATTGAAGTATCAACTCCTCTCGACCAAACTTTTAGATTTTTGATACCAAGGTTATTACAGTAGTCAACCATACTCGGTGTAGTTACGAGAACAGAATTAGAAGATCTATGGAACCAACGAAAATACCTACCAGTAACTCTTGGTGGTATATAAGCATGTTCATAAAGGTATTCTGGATATTTTGTATGGAAGCTTGTAGTATATTTTCTTTTTTTCTTACTACATGCGTATCTTGCTGCGAGTCCAATTGAGCCCTCCGTTGCAATGTGTATGTGATCAGTTTCTTGTACCTCATCATCAACTATGCCCAATGGCATGAGTGGCATGTATATGCCTGTTGATGGTTGAAGCGGAACTGTTAGTTTATAAAGTCCTGGATGTATAACCTTGACAGCATATCCTCGGGATTCTAAATGTGCCACTGTGGTTTTTAATGTAGTAACCACGCCATTTATCTGAGGATCCCAGGCATCTGTAAATATGGTTATCTTTTTCATAATTTCCTTATGATTTCAAATGTACCATCATGGTGTTCAACAATAGCAGTACATGATTCTACCCAGTCACCGGTATTCATGTATTTAATACCGTTCATGTTGTCTATTATATTGGCATGATGTATATGACCGCAAATTACACCATGCACGGATTTTTTAGCAGCATATTCTGAAACAACTGATTCATAATCTCCAATAAACTGCACAGCCTGTTTAACTGAATTTTTTGCCCAGGCAGATAGAGAAAAACCCGGTATGTTCATTTTGGCAAACAACCATTGCAATTTGGCATTTAATGATATCATACCATCATATGCCCAGCCACCAAGCATAGACAACCATTTTGCATTCATAGTGACCATATCGAACTGGTCACCGTGGATAACCAAATACCGAAGATTGTCATGACCGATATGGATATAGTGGTCAACAATCTGAATATTGCCCAAAACAGTTCCCGTATACTCTCTAAGAAATTCATCGTGGTTTCCTGTGATATATATTACTTGTACACTCTTTTTCGACTGTTTTAAAAAAAACTGTATAATATTATTATGGGCCTGTGGCCAATAAACTTTTTTGCGCATTAACCAACCATCAATGATATCACCTATTAGGTAATATCTGTCAGCTTCGGTTGATTTTAAGAATTCTAGTAATCGCTCTGCATTTGAATGTCTACATCCGAGATGTACATCTGAGATAAAGATCGAACGATATTTTTTGCGGTCTTTATGTTTCAAGAATCTTCCTTTCGGATTGTGTTCTCGTGCATATTTATAACATGTGTTGCAGTGCAAAACAATATAGTTAACTTCATATCAGTCTATACAACAGCAATTATTGATGTTACAATAGTGAACTAGCAACAAAAGGATTTTGAAATGAACCGTGTGGAAATGTTGAAGTTTGCTCCAGTTGAATTTGGTCGTCTACCAGCTGGTATGTTGGCAGAAGATTATGCTATATTAGCAAGCCTTGAACGAGAAGGCCTGGTAGAAATGAGTTCAAGAATCATCAAGCAACACGGAAGTGATTTTGAACAAACACTGTGGCGTAAGGCTCGTCCCAAGACCGTAGACTAGACTTTCCAAAAGTCAGAGTTTATATTGTAATAGTTGTTCGGGAGTAGTTTAATTGGTAAAACGACGGACTTTGACTCCGTAAACAGAAAATGCTTGGTGCAGGTTCGATCCCTGCCTCCCGATCCAGAATTTTAATAAAGGTTATCAATATGGCAGATTTAATCAATATTACAAGTAATAATCCAGACTTTGTTTACATTACCAAAACGGATACATATGGCGGTATGCAATTTAATGTTGGACTAAATCCAAATATAGTAGATACCCTACGATGGGTACAGGATTATAAGGCAAAATTGGATCGAGAAGCCCGAGCCAGAGCTGAAAACGAGTCTGTAGCCGCAGCATATGAGCAATATCAAACTGTTCTCAATTTGGTTTTGGATCAGATATAATTTTGGTTGACAGCCTTAAAATTGGCTATATTATACTGATATAAAGGAGAACACCATGCGTAAATTTGCCGTAATATTTGCAATTTTGGCAATGACTTCTGGTTCTGCTAGTGCAAATGGATGGTTTGCTGGAGGCGGGTATTATGGACAGCCTTATGCAGGTGGATATGCAGTAAATGGTGTTCACGGACTTTGGTCCAGCACAGGTGGATTTTTTGGCGGTGCACCTGCTGCGGGGGTAATTGGTGCCGTAACTGCTCTTGGTGTTGCTGCCGCAATTGTGTCAGAAAGTCAAAGAGCTGCTGTTCCTATTGCTGCTCCCGCCCCCAGAACTGTTTGTCCATATGGGTATTACCCGGGTGTTCGTCCGACTTATGATGCTTATGGTAATTTCACAGGCGACACTCCCACTTGTTATCAATAAACAAATAAAAATTTTCAGTTGACCGCATCCGTATCTGTGCTATTATACAGACCTTAATAGGGAGTTAACAAATGACCAAGCTTTCTGCTGCTAAATTAGTCCGCTCGCTTATGAATGTTACTGGCCAGGGCACCAAGATGTTCAGCGATAAGACTACCTTTGGACGTAGCATTAAGGTTTGGAATGCATCTGAAACATTCTACGTTGAGGCTCAGCGATTACTGATGCAGCACGGCTATACAACCAAGCTGATCAGGACAAAGCCTTGTAATTGTTTGCGGTTGCACGTCAACGCTTGACATATCCAAAAAACGTGCTAGTATCTTGAGTGTTAACAAGGAGTAAATGAGTAATGACTGAGGACCAAATTGAACTTAAAGTTGAGCATGATATGGATCGGTTAGATCGCCAGCTTATGGACGGTAAAATAACTCAGGAACGATACGATTATGCAGTATATCTGCTGGATAAATGGGCAGATCAGCAGCTACGCAAAGCTGCCTAATGTATACATTTGTAACCCACTGAAAATCAACAGCTTATTTCTGAATCTTTTTGGTTGACAGCCCTCTAATCCATGCTATTATATGGGTATAGAGCAAGGAGCAAGCAATGCTGTATACGGATCGTGTAGCCCAGGTGCGTAGAAAAGTTGCTGATATTTTATATCGTGCAGAACAGTTATATGGCTTAGATATGAGCCGGGTTCATGTGCGACTCGACCTGCGTGGACGTTCAGCTGGACAAGCTGGGTGCAAGAGATCCCAGGGCGGTGCTACCAGCAACCATTATGTTCGATTTAATGTGGATATGATTGCAGGTAGTGGATTCGATCACATTTACAATGAAACTATTCCACATGAGATTGCTCACATTGTTTGCTATATGAATCCTAGTCTTGGGAATGATCACAGCCCAGGATGGAAGAGAGTTTGTGTTGCACTGGGTGGGACCGGCGAACGCTGTCACAATCAACCGGTTGTATATGCCAAGGGTAATACCTATGCTTATATAAGCACAGGCGGTGTTACTGTTAATCTTAGCCAGCAGCGTCATCGCAAGATTCAACAAGGTGTAGTCTATGAACTACGCCGCGGCGGTTTATTAAACAAGACCTGTAGGTGGAGTCACCATGTTGCGGCTGCTGAAACCATTGCTGCTCCCGTCGCTGCAACAAATACTGAACGCAAAGCCTCAACTGGCACCAAAGCAGATCAAATCCGTAGAGAAATTGCTGTTGCTAAGGGCTGCGGTTATAATGAAGATACGGTAATTAGGTTTGCTGTCGGGGTGTTGGGCATGAGCAAGGCACTTGCTAAAACTTATGTGAGAAATAATTGGGATAGGGTGTGACTAGACGGTATCTAACCAATTTAAAAAATAATCAACGCGATCTGGTTAAAGAGGCTATTCAGCAATCGGGTCGCACTGACTTACATATAGATCTAGACCCTATGCCAGGTCATCCGGATGAAAGAGCATACCTACAGGTTAGGGAATCGATGTTTGGTAGTTATTTTTCAGTGTATTTGGAAGGCCACAATACCAGCGATTGCAGTGATTTTTGGTCGGTATATTATGATTTGTCTAAAACTCCATATTGGAAAACATATTTTGAACTGTGCAAGGATTTGAATGATTTCTAATGGTTGAATAAATATCGAGTCACTATTAAGGCTCAGATATGACAGATCCAATTTCAGAAAATCCCAACGACCAATTTAAGTTTGCTGATGCTGAAGATTATGATGACATCGAACTAGCAAAAGCACAAAGCGAAATTGATATAGCCAATCGTAAGATGCGATTAGAAGAATTGCGAGCACACAGTGAACTTGACAAAATGTCATGTAGTTCTATCAGCAGTCTAGCAGGATTGTCAGAGGATATAGTCAAAGCCAAGATATTAGCTGATATTGACATAGCTAATCGTAGAATGCGACTAGAAGAGCTAAGAGCAGATCATGAAATGGAATTAGCAGATCGTGCTGAAAGTTTTAGACAAAGTGAAGCTGCAAGAATTACCAATCTTACCAACTTACAGGGATATGATCATTGGATGAGAAAATATTGGAGAGCTGCTGCCGGTTGGGCATATTTGATCATTTGTTTATTTGATTTTGTAATAGCCCCTACAATGTTTGAATTAGTACCAATCTTTACTCATACCGAGTTTCATCCCTGGACCAGTCTTACATTGAGCAACGGCGGAATGATGCATATTAGTTTTGGTGCCATTCTTGGTGTTGCTGCATGGTCAAGAGGACAAACAGATTTATTACGAACTAAAATAGTTGGTAATAAAGTGTTAAATGATTCTTGACAAGAAATTCAATAGGTTGTACATTGTAAGAATGCCCGAATAGCTCAGCTGGTAGAGCAACTGATTTTTCCGTGGCGGGTAACGCTACAACCGGGAACTTAAAGTTCCCGGTTGTTTGTGGGTCCTAAAAGCCTAAAGCTTAGCGGACCAAACCGTAATCAGTAGGTCGGCGGTTCGAATCCGTCTTCGGGCACCAACTTAGAAAAGTTCCATTTATGTCATCCTACCAATGTTTAAACTGCGGCAAAGTATGCAAAACATCTCATCAAAAAATCAACAAATATTGTTCTAATATATGCCAAAGAGAGTTCGAATATAAGCAACAAGTTTCCAATTGCTTAGCAGGAACAGATCCGGGGGAAATACGTATGGAACGTCCGGATGGGTTAAAAAATATATATTAGAAAAACAAAACTATCAATGTTCAGAGTGCAGCATTGTAGATTACAACGTCAAACCAATTGATCTTGAATTAGATCATATAGACAGTAACCCATACAACAATAATGTTAATAACTTAAGATGTATTTGTCCTAATTGTCATAGCCAAAGTTCTAGATATAAGAATAAAAATAAAACCAATAGTAGACATTATAGAAGAGATAGATACGTAAACAATCAAAGTTATTAATCTCAAATTGGTACCCAATGGTTTATGCTGCCAAATTTCTGATTTATTGTGAGACTATCAGCAGGAACTATATCAAATGCTACGGTTATTCTAGGCCTATCACTATAGGGCCATGGCCACGATCTATGCATGTCGCCGTTGCTTTTACTCAATACCAAATTATTATTTTTACTTTCTATATCAACTTCTTTATTTGTTCCCGGTATCCTATAAGTTGTGTGTGACGGTTCACAGTCTACACAGTAAAATCCATGCCATGATTTATTTTCCGGAGGCCAATGATAATGCCAATCGATAAACTCCCCTTCTCGATAGTAATTCAACCAACATTGTAAAAAATTATGACTGGTATTGAGTTTGTTCATCGAATGAAATGTATCACGAATACCCAAATATAACTCATGAAATGGAGCGTATGGATACATGAGTAAATTATATTGAGTATATAATTGTGTTGTCATAGTTGACTGACCACTGTAATCATCTTTACCGGGAACAAAACTATCTTTAATAAAATCGTACATTGCATCCACAGCTAATTTCATTTCGAACAAATCTATGTTTAATTTTTTTACATATACATAATTTTCAATTATTTCCATCAGTATTCCTCTTATAACTACGTTAAATCTATTATACAATTTCATTATTATAAAATCAATTCAGTTAACAATTACACAAATCTAATAGTTATTATTAACCATACAGTTTACTTGTTATAAATAAACATAGTACTTAACTATTGCGGGGGGTTGGTATAGTTGGGAACACGACAGATTTGCATTCTGTAGTCAGCGGTTCGACCCCGCTACTCTCCACCAAAAAATGAGCTATAACTATGAGCAATGTAAACGTATCAACTACAAGTTCAAACATAATGGTAAAAACATCCAAGATCAAAGTAAAAGGGCTTAAGCATCCCACAGGCTTTCCCAAAGATGACTTTAGATCTAGAAATTCTAGTTTACGTAACAATACAAAGTCATTCATAAGACGTGCGGGTCCCAGAGGCGGTTGACACACTTACGATCTCATTATACTATCAAGACAACAATAAGTCGAAGGAAACAAAGTGGAAGAAAATGCTGTAGCTGGTCCGGCTATCGTCACGAATCGAAATATTTGGTTTGTGTCGGATACACATTGGGGGCATGCCAACATACTCAAATTTAAAACCGCAGACGGAGATCCCCTCCGTGTGTTTGAATCAGTGGAGCATATGGATGAAACAATGGTTGAAAACTGGAATCGAGTTGTCGCCACATGCGATATTGTGTATCATCTCGGCGATGTTTATTTTGGGCAGGGTCACCAGGTACTTCCTAGGCTAAAAGGACGTAAACGATTGATTTTAGGTAATCATGACACTGCTAAAAATCCCGAGGTGCTAAACAACTTCCAGAAGATTTTAATGTGGAGAATGTTTCCCGAATTCAACATTCTCTTAACTCACGTGCCTGTCCATCCGGGAAGTTTGGAATTCAAAACTCGCTTCAATATGCACGGACACTTGCATCGTAATCGAGTTAAGGATGCTAATGGAATTGATAAACGATATATCAATGTGTGTGTTGAAAATATCAATTATACACCAATTCATTTGGAAGAAATACTAGAACTCACAAAAACCATTGACACAGAATAGAACACAAACTATATTAAAGGTCCACAAGGAGATCAAAATGGCAAAGGTAACAGGTAAGGCTACTAGAGAAAAAATGCAGTCACGTGACCTATCCGATTCTATACGTTTATATCTAAGAGATGTCAGTAAGAATCCATTATTAAATCATGAACAAGAAGTTGATCTCAGTAAAACCATTAATGCCAGCAAGCAGGCTATTATGGATATTTTATTTGCTATACCATTAACAGTTAAAACCGTAAACACATGGATTGCAGATGTTGCTGCTAATATCAAACCTATAACTGATATATTTGATATAGATCTGGATTCTGATAATACACCCAGTTCCGAGTTTGTTAAACAATTGGTAACAGTACAGGGACTATGTGCCGAGTATTTGTCTAATACCAAAGATTTAACCATTAAAGATCAGTTGGTTGCAGCATTTAATGACTTGCCGCTAACCTCTACTAGTATTGGCATACTCATGCAGCAAGTTCAGGATATTAATGCCAAAATAAACAAGTTGGATGGCGATATGCTAAAGTTAGCAATGAGTTGCGGTGTTAATCGCCAGGACTTTGTCAATCGCTATGTTAATAACGAGCATATGGATTGGTTAAGTGATTGTAAAACCAAAGACTGGACCCAGTTTGCAACCAAATATGCAACAGAAATCGATCGTTTCAAACAAAACGCACAGAATTTGGCAAATACTGTGGGACTTGGTATTGGTGAGTTGAGAGTAGCAGTGCGAGATCTCGGGCGACACGCTCGAGTCAAAGAAACAGCTATCAACACCATGGTAAATGCCAACTTGCGATTGGTTGTTAGTGTTGCTAAAAAGTATAATCATGCCGGTAATAATAACAATAGCTTGATGGATCTAATACAAGAAGGTAATATCGGCTTGATCAAAGCAGTTGAAAAATTCAAGTGGGAACTTGGATATAGATTTAGTACATATGCCACTTGGTGGATTAGACAAGCAATCTTTAAAGCAGCAGCAGAACAAAATCGTACCATACGTATTCCCAGTCATGTTATTGATAGCATCAAGAAAATCAACAAGGCCGTGAAAGACTATGTGGCAGTAAATGGTCGTGAGCCCGGTATGAGCGAACTCAGTGCAATGGTAGAGATGGATGAGATCAAGATTGCACGTATTCAGCGTGTTGCTCGTGATCCAATCAGTCTTGAAACACCAGTAGGTGATGAGGAAGATGCAAAATTAGGCAACTATATTGAAGACATTGAAAGTGAAAATGCATTTGAGAAATTAAGTCACGACGACGTCAACAAGGTAGTCAGCAATGTATTAGGTAACCTCAGTGCCAGAGAAGAGCGCACCATCAGAATGCGATTTGGTATTGGGGTTAACGAAGAATATACGTTGGAAGAAATTGGTAAGAAGTTCAATGTGACTCGTGAGCGTGTACGTCAGATCGAAAGCAAAGCACTTGAACGACTAAAGAGTCCAGCTCGTGCTAAAGAGTTAGCTACTGTTCTTAAAGATTGATTTGCACGTGAGCACTGATCGTCGTCAACCAGAAACACAATTCCTAAATGACGACGATTGGTATGTGTGCAGATTATGTACCTTGCAGGAAAGTGCAACCAGTAATTTACAAAGAGTCATTGCTGCCGAAAACTGGATACATAACAATTGTGAAACTGGTACCGCCTTTAAATACGGCGGTACTTTTTATTTTAAACGTCAAGAAGATCACTTGCAGTTTAGTCTAATGTGGGGTTAAACAAACTTAAAGACTTAAACAGTCATAGCAGCTATAAGGTCAGATCTTTCAGCCTCTAGGGTATCTTTATCACTATTATACCGCATTGTAGGCTGCATATAGCCCATTCCTCCTGAAAAACCAAATGTAATTATTCGATAACAATATGTACCAGCAGAAAATAGATTAGGGCTTCCAAAATAATCAGCAGCTAGCATCACTTTGCCTACCATATCTATGCTACTAAGTCTTACAACTGTACCATCTGAAAATGTATAAAATTGATTGGTCATGATAACTCCTTAAACATTTTTAAATCAATATAAGATTGAATAAGTTCATCTAGTAGATGTGGTGGGAGTTTACTTGATATATTTATAGCTCTTTTTTGTTTTAATTCAGAATCTGAAACAAAATTCTCATTTTTCTTTTTGCTATTCATTGATAAAATCAAATTCATCTGTTGTTCCAAATCAGTTGTCATGTCATATTTAATAATGTTTGGTAAACTACCGTATAAAACTTCTTCCTTTATTTGGTTATATTCTATTTTAATAGCATCAGTTGATTGTATTTTTTTCAAGAAATATAGCAAGCAACGTGCAAATCTAATCAATGAATCTGATTCATTAATTATTGATTCGTCATTGAATAATCTCAAAATAGATTCATAATTTATCCAACCGTTTATTTCAGATTCAAAAGATGCTAAAACTTCTAAAGGATCTCTATACACATAGATGACTCTGGCCGTTGGGAATAATTCCAGTAACCACTCCTGTTTTGCAATATTCCAACTACTGGTTTTAACAATTAAATTACAATTAGCGTTTGCAAGACGACGTGAATATATTTCAAGTTGTATATCCTGATGTTGAATAAGATTATTAAATAAATGTGGTTCATTTAAACACATTTGATTCGCAGGTGCATCTAATAAGTTACTTAATAAAGTACTTCCGCAGCGTGATACATGAAATATAAGAGTAGTAAGATTAGTGGTTTTATATTCTTCGCATAATTCTATAAAATACTCTTTTGGATATCTGAACCAAAATATAGGAGTTAGAGTAATATGAGGTTTTAGATCTGCTCGATGATTTGTAAAAATAAGTTCTCTATCATCTAGATTATAAGGATTCCAATTTCCTGTACGTATAATTTCTCGAAAGTGACTTTCTGAGTTTACAGTAATTTGATTTTCTGGTCTGAACATATCTACTTATGGTTTCTCCATATATAATTCCATCCGCTGTCTAACTGATACTTGACGTTGTCAATATTTCCATTAGCGTATTCAATAAATAACCAAGACAGAACTCCTGTATCTAATCTTGCGCCTGCTTCTGTTACTTCTAAATATTCTATGTCATTTTCCATTCGTTTATATATAATGACATTAGACTGATCTGGTTTCATCCATTCTGGTATTTTATCGTTAATCAGCCACTCACATTGAAATATTTTACAAGGATCTTCAGGTCTACTTTCATACACAGAACAACCGTTGCAACTTTTATAATGGCAAGGTCGTCCTGGCCAAAATTTGTTTCCGTGTGCTTCGCCAAATAACCACCCTTCGCAGCATTTGGTGCATCCGTTACAGGATCTGGTTGTTGATATGTCCATGATTATTCGGCATCAATATACTGTATCCAAGTATTAATTATATATTTGTCTCCGCTTAGTGGCGGATTACCTCTGTGTGTATGAGTAAATGCACCCGGACAAATAATAATTGTTCCTTGCTTAGGTTTGATTCGCACACCTTGATATAAAAATTCTGTTTCTCCACCTTCTTCTACATCATTGAGATATCCGATTACTAGAAGTAGTCTTCGACTAGTTAAAGGTGTACCATTTTCGCAATGCCAAACATGGTATCCCTGTTTCGGTCTTGTTTTTTGTAACTTTACATCAATTACCTTGTGTCTGGAACAGGTAGAAAGAATTCCGTAACGTTCAGCGTATAAGTTGTAACAATTCCATAATGGAACAGTAAAATAATTACACAATTTAAAAGTACTGTCTAATACAACTGGATCGTCGACTACGGCTTCAACTTTATCATATATATCTTTAGTAAAGTAATAAACTTCTGTTTCCTTATCTATTGTAGAGTATCCGTTCATTTGCCTGTTTATAGTCCGTGATGCAGAGTTCATATTTTCGAAGTATTCAATTAGTAATTGACAATTTTCTTTTGATATTGCATCCGGAAAGACGCCTATGAAATCATTTATAGTATGCATTTAACTTCCTTAAACAAATTTTGGACCTTCGACCCAAATTACGATTGACTTTCTAATACCAGTAAGAACTGGCTTAACTCTGTGAATCAAGAAGGATGGAAAAACAAAAATCTTACCTCTCTGCATTTCCAAAGTTTCGGCCTTTTCTTCCATACTGGTATTTAATTGAAATTCACCGCCGGTGAAATCTACCCCTGGTTCATTTAACAACATAATTACTGTTAATTTACGAGTACTTTCTGACAACATACTATCAGGTAATTGATTATCTAAGATAGTGTCTATGTGCCAATTATAATGTCCAAACGACGCTGAATCATAAACGGTATATTGAAATGATTTATAACCATATAGATTAAAATTAAAATAGGAATTATTTAAACTATCGATAACATAGTTAAACTTATCAAAAATCCAGGTATTTTCTTCATTTTTATCAATGAAACAAATTTTACTTTCTCTGTGTGTATTAACAGTTTCGTCTTTATTGTTATCTACAACAGCACCTGTTTGTAGGTTAAAATTATTGCAATAATTTTCAAAGTTATCTAGATCATCTGCTGTAAATGCTTCTGTCCACCATGCCTTACTGAATGTAACTCGTCTTCTCTGAAATGGGTCATTCGTTATATTGTAAATGGTCATACAATATTATAATCGAGTTGGTAGGTCTATTGTAAATTTATCTTTCTTTTTTAATTTGGGAATAACTGATGATAAACTAGTATCAATTGAATTAGATTTAACATCATCTAATAATCTGAACCAATTAATCGGAGCATTGTTAATAATGATTTTCTTAAGTTGTTCTTCATCTGGACTAGGTGTATCATATATTGTAATGTTAACATCAGTTCTGCATCGTTCTGGATAACCATCAACTGTTAAAGTTGGATTACCGTTAGCATTAAAACAACAGCATAGATCCCATTCACTCATGTCATCCGTCCAATATCGGACTTCTATAGAATGTTCTTTAGTATTAACACTTAATATTCTATAGTGTATATCCATAATTTATTCTCCTTTAACTGAAAGATATTTATTATGAAATAGGCCCAGTTCTTGTACCTGTAGCAACATAGGTTATATTTGAATTACCCGTTATAGCATTACCTTGACTTCCGGGTGTCCCACCTGACCCTATTGCACCGGGAGATCCTGTAGGACCGCTAGAAGGTGATCCAGTTGTACCTGTACCTCCTGTCGGACCAGATGAAGGAGATCCACCTGAGCCGGTTGCGCCTTTGGAACCTGCTGGTCCAGCAGCACCACCACTAGCGGCTGGAAAGAGACCTGTTGGACTGGTGCCACCAACAGACCCCAAATTACCACCAGCAGAACCATTAAAATTATATCTACCACCTATACTGTTAACGGTTCCTCCTAAACCCCCTGTTGTAGCAGTTCCGGGGGAACCAGAGGCAGAAGGAGGCCTCGATGTATCGCCACCACCAGTTCCAGATGGACCTCCTGCGCCAACCGGCGATCCGGCGCCGCCACCACCGCCGCCGCCGTAACCGGCGTTGGCGTCATCGCTAGTGAAATATGACTGCCCACCACCACCGCCACCGCCGCCGCCAGTGCCACCCGGTCCGCCCGATCCACCTGGACCTCCTGGTCCAACTC